ATGGAGGTGTTGGTGCCGCCAGTACCGCCCATATCCACCACGTTGGCGGCGCTCTGCGCATTCGCTGTCAACACCGTCGAATACCGAGGGGCGAAGCCCGTAAAGCGTTCCGGGTTTACGGCCTGGTTCCCGTAGATAATCGTCGAAGCGATCTGCTGGTTCATCCCCTCCAGGAAGGCCACCACCTCGCTGGCGCGGAACTCGCTCGTGTTGCCGTTCAGATCGGCGATGTCCTTATCGACCAGGGCATACGCCTCCAGATTACCGCAGGTGTCGATGATCGGCGCGGTCGTTGATTTCGAGTTGGGGACGCCGTAGTTGAGCAAGCGCCACGTCGCGGTCGGAAGGCCGGTCCTCACCGTCGTTTTATGTCCGGTGGGCAGGTTGCCTTCGAGCACCAGCATATCCAAAAGGATCTCGTTGGTCTGCGAGAGCAACTCGATAATCGTGCCAATACGGTAGCCGTCCTCAACCCGCTTCGCCCAATCAGCGTAGGTTAGGACGGTTGTTCCAAGCGTTGCCATGTATCAAATCCTCATTGAAGTCGTGGTCCACCAGTGTGCGGCCCACTTGGGCCGTAAATGGCTTCACCAAGAGAAGCGGGCTGCCGCGTCGCCGAGGTCGGTGTTCCGCGCACCGGACCCCCCTCAGATAAGGCTTTAGCCCATCTTGCCAGGGTCCGTACTATCGCTGGATGGTTTCCCGCACCTGTAAACGCTAATGCCTCGCGAAACTTCGGATCTGACAACTCAGGATCGCTTGCAACCTTAGAAAATGTCTGCAACAAGCCTTGGAGGTTGTCGCCCCCGATTTCCTTGTCGGCCCGTACCTCCGCTTGCCAGTCTGAGTTCTGTTTGTCCCAACTCGCTTGAAGCTTTTGGTTGGCAGCTTGGACTTGCTTCGCGGCCAGATCGACCAGGGTTTGTGCTACGGGCATGGGCAAGCCATGCTCCTTTGCAAGGTTCGTAAAGTCTCCGAAGAGGGCATCGTCCTTCGACAACCCTTCAGGGAGAGTAATCTTCTCGGCGTCAAATGGCTCAGGCGCCGCAGGCGCTTCGGTCCCAAGTACCGACGGCTCAGGTGCTGTCGTCACCTCCGATGTCGTCGTCAGTGTCGTCTCCGGTGCCGAAGCCTCGGGTGCCGATTGCGCCTGGTCGCTCAACTTCCATCTCCTTCAACATCTTGAGATACATATCGTGATTGGCCTGCATCGCCTCAGCCTGGAGGCGAAGACCAATGAAGCGTGATCCCTCACGGAAAGCAAGACTCAGGGCGTTGGACACGCCAGATGTTGTCCACACATTGCACTCCATCATGAGTTGATAGAGCCATCGTCGCCCGGCAGGGTCGCCTAAAAAGCGCCCCAATGCCTGCATCTCCGCAACCCTTTCGGGAGTGAATTTGGTCTTAGCCACCGCCCCCACCTCCACCCAACATCAGTTGGAGCGCGTTTGCTCCGCCCCCGACATCCGTCTCCGAGAGTGTCTTAGCCCCTTGAGCCGCTTGCGTTGCCATCTCGGTGGCTTGCGCCATCTGTTGTTGCGCTGCGCGGGCATCGCGAGCCGCAGCGGCATCCTCATCGCCCACAACAATCTTCGGTGAGACGCCCAGTGCCGCTGCATACTCGTCTATCGTCTGATCCGGGTTCAACTTGTCGAGGATACTCGGGATCACCGCGGCCAGGTTACCTGCGAAGCCCCACAGCTTCTCGATACCAGCGGTGGCGATGCCCTTCTGGGCCATCGCAAGCATAGAGATGTAATCTACCTGAATGTTGGTCGGGGCGCCCCGAAGCGAAGCTGGAGGGGGTGGAAGGAGGTGGCCGCGCCACATTATGCCCCACACCCTGTCAATCCCGTTACCCAATCCCTCATGAGCCGACTCGATCCTCTCCAGGACAGGTCCCAACAACACGAGCTTCTCTTCGCGGCGCGCATCGATCTCGGTCGCAGTGCGTACCGTCTGGAGATCGGTAATGCCGGTGAACAGGTCGTTATGGAAGGTGATCTTGATGCGCTGCTGGACTTCACGAATGTCCTGCATCATCTCCCCGATGGGAGGCATAATCGTGTAGATAGGACGAGCGCCCTCCCGGTCTCGGCCCAGTCCCGAGACGTAGGTCATCCCACCAGGAAGGAGGGACATTGGCTGGTTTTTGAGTTGGACGTCGGCCAGCATGGGCGGGTTAACCATCTTGTCGATGGCCTGGGCCTTGCGCAGCGTCTCCTTCTGGAGCTGTTTGATGTCGCCAAGAGCGTCCATACCGGGGCTGCGCCCATACGGATCATTGCTCTGCACGTCCCATCGCGGGGTCATGCAGGGCCAATCGTAAAACCCCCGGCTCCGCAACAGCGTGTTGTTGGGGGAACCGATCTCCCAATAGACCTCACGGAACGGGAATTTCTTTGGGACCAGTGAGAAATCGCCAATGTTGCGCTCGATGATGTGACCGATCCGCTTCTCTTGCGACTTCAACGAGCCTTGCTTATAGCCGCGGCTTACCTCCGGCGAGACCTTCTCCTCCCCAAACTCCTCAACCATCTGCCCGTAAGTGAGGACGAACTCGCGCGCCACCGTCCCAACCTCAAGGTTGTTATTAAGATCAAAGAAAAACTCGCCCAAACAGGGATTGAAACAGTGGATTATGTTGTCGTAGTTCTCATAAATAATGATGCAGGCGGACCCAAACACCACCAGATCGAAGTACATGATAGCCATCGACTGATAAAAATTCGACGCCTGGAACACCGTCAACATGCGGCGTTCGCAATCACTCAACCAACTTTGTACCTCGTAATCCTCTTCGTAGCCCTCAATACGCAGCTTGAACCAGGGGCGGGTAGGCGAGGTGGTGATGCCGTTCATCATCCCGCTGGCGAGCGTTCGCGCCGCCAAGGTGCCAGTAGAGTCGATTATGTTAGTGTTTATGTCTGCTCCGCGTGACCGATCATTAGCGGAGATGAGCCACTTGTAGCGGCGCGGCAGGATGTAGCTCGATAGGTCGCGCCAGTGCAGATACCAAGTCGTCCGCACGGTGCGGAGAGACTCTATCCGCTCTTGCGCGTATTTACGGTATGCTTCACTCATTGTCCTAACAGGACTTTGTTGCGAACAGCACCACCGCTTGCTCCTAGCGGCCCGGTCAAGATCGTATCACTGAGTGTACCGAAGCGTCCTATGTTTGTGTTCGGGCGCACGCTCGCCTGCGAGGCATAAGTCGGTGGACTCGCTGGCGGTGGTGGTGGGTCCGGAGGGCGGGCAGAACCTCCTCCTCCTCCTCCTCCAAACATCTCATTCTCCTTTTCGGACAACCGCCCAGGTCGGGTCGTCGGCCCACGGAATAGGGATGCCACTCTCCAGCGTCTTCGCAGCAATCGTCTCCTCGCAGCTGACCCAGGCGGTCTCGCCATTGGGTTGGTCAACTACAAATGACAGGGCGGTTCTTGCCTCGTTGTAGTAGTTTGTTCCCATTCCCCAATAACCTATCTCGATCTCTCCATCCAGCCGACCGCTTTGCTTTTGCGCTGACCACCCGGTAAGGGTTTCGTCCCATGAGGCGAACCACGCCTCGCGGGGATCTGCTTTCTTAAGGTCCGGCACAACGTACTGACCCGCCAGTTGCGGCGGGTATCCCGGTGTACCGAACTGGCCGATAACGTGTGGCGCTACCCACTCCAGCAGGGCATCGACCGGGAAGCCTAGCTCGCGGCCCCGCCCGAGCGCGGCGATGCAAAACATTGTCATCCAGTGCGCGTTGGCCGAGTAGGCGATATCTGTGTTGTAGTACACCGGGTCGGTGGCGTAGTAACTGGCTGCTCCTGCCCACCACCGGCAAGGAGGAGGTCCGTACCCACCCCAACCATCTCCAGTTGTGCCGATGGGCGCGGCGCCGAACACATGCTGAGCGCTCCCGGCGAACTCGGTCGAGTTTATGCCCCGCTGACCTTCGTCCTTTGCGATGGCCTCGTTTACCATCTGCACGAATGCGCCCCGGATCGGGTCTGCGTCGGGCAATAGGGCGGCGGCATTGAACAGCGTCCGGTACATCCAACCCATTGCGCGTGTCTGACCGTCACCATAACAGGTCATATGCGCATAATTGCGGTATCCTGGGTTGCCCCACAGCGAATTGCAGCCGTGCCACATCTCAAGCGAATCGAGGAAGAATAAGTCGCCGGTCATGAGGTACGGGATCGAGAACGGATCGGGATGGTGTGCGATATCCGCCTGCCAGTTATTCGCAACACCTGGGTCGATTATTACTACATCGTCCTCCGCTGTTGGCGAGAAACGGTCATCGAGAAAACCATAGGTGCCGCGGGTGTGACAGTGGATGGTTCTGCCGAAATTGGCTTTGGTCGGATCGCCCTCCCGTATATGGCGCCGCCACCAGCCGGCCAACTCCGCTTGACCTAGCATCACCTCGCGGTCGCGCCAATCGCCACTCAACAAGGCAGAAACATTCCACGCAGGGTTCAGCCCAATATCCTTCCGCCCGCCTGTGGTCGGCATAGCTGGTAGCCACCAGCCCGATCCACCGATAGCGCGCTCGGTAGTAAGCCAGCTTGCGTAGTGGGCCTCCGACGTGCTCGACGGGATCACAACCGAGGGGTCGTAGCGTGGCACCAGCCCGGTCTGCGCAAGGTACGCAATGTTGTGGTGCAGGTTTACTTTGGGTTCCGGGGCGCCGCCCCACCATGCTGTCCGCGACCATCTCGTGCCCGGCAGGTGCGCGATATTGCGCTGGCTGTACACCGATACTCCACCGACCATGAGATCAAGGTCATAAGTCTGCGCTTCCATCGCTTCGGTGTTGGCGATCTCGCCAACGAACCGCGTGTAGACCTTGTTCAGGGCGGGCCATACGGTAACGACAAACCAGGGGTGAAATGCCCGATGGCTGCTCCAGCCGATGTCGTAGACACGCGCCGCCGAGCGATCACAGCACAGGTAGGTCTGTGCGATCGGCCCCGATGTCCACAGCGAATACTTCCCGTCTTCCAGCATATCCTTGGCGCTGATGTAGGCTTCGCCCAACGGACTGGTCAGCGTGATACAGGCGTCGTATCCTGATGGCGGGTCGGACGGCGCGTTGTTGCCGGTCGTGATGTTGGCGAACTGCACAGTGGTTGGAACGTCGGGCGGCAACAAGGGGACCACCGCCGCCATGATGGCGAACTTAACCGACCCGTCAGGCCAGCGGTTTTTGACATCGCA